CCCGGTGGGCGGCATCTCCGCTGCTCAGTTCCCGTGGAAGCAGCTGTACGCGACGATCATCATCAACGGTCTCGAAGAGGCGCAGAACAACGGCAAGGAGCAGGCGATCTCGCTGATCGAGGCGAAGATCATGCAGGCCGAAGAGACGTTGAAGAACATCCTCTCGTCGATGCTCTGGGGCACCCGCGGCGGTGCGGCCAAGATCACTGACTTCGATCCGCTGACCACCCTCGTCGATGCCACCGCTGCTGTCGGTGGGATCACCCCTGCTGCTGCTCCGGCGATCGAGAACCTGTGGCGTTCCCCGACGCTGAACACGACCACGATGGTCGGCACCGACGCCAAGGGCGTGACCATCCCGGCGGGCAGCCTGCCTGCGGCCGGTTCGCTCGATGGGGCCGAGTACGAGAAGGTCCTGCGGCGGATGTTCAACCTGGCCTCCGACGGTGGTGCTGATCACCCCGATGCGATCTTCGGTGATAGCGCGGCGTTCGAGGCGTACGAGGCGTCGCTCACCCCGCAGGTGCGCTACACCGATACCTCGAAGGCCAACCTCGGGTTCCAGAACCTGATGTTCAAGAACGTCCCGATCTTCTGGGACCCGGATGCTCCGGCGGGGACGATGCTCGGACTGAACTCCAAGTACGTCGGCCTGACGCTGCACTCGGAGCGCAACTTCAAGCAGTCCCCGTTCACCGCCAATCTCTCTGGCGCGGTCAGCGCAGGCTCCGGGATGGGTGCTGTCGGCACCGCGCCGACGGGTAGCCCTGCTGGGTCGTACAACGCTCCCGGCGTTCCTGCGGCGTCCACGATCGACGCTCGGGTCAGCTTCATCACCACCTACGGGAACACCACCACGCGGGAGCGTCGCCGCAACTTCAAGATCACGGCGATGACCTTCACGTAGGTCAGACTTCTGGGGTCCCCCGGGCCTGCTGCCTGGGGGACCCCGACCTTCGAGAGGGGCCACATGGGTACCGAATCGTTCAACCACATCAAGCCCGCGTTGTCCGCGGGCGAGAATGTTGCGCTCGTTGACCAGGCGTACGGCGATCCGGTGACCGGCAAGAAGCGCTCCAATGCCCCGGGTGGTGACGCCATCCAACCCGCGGGGCTGTACTCCACTGCCCCGTACGTCGAGCCACCTTCGCTCAATGTGCTCGTCGCGCCGAAGCCTGCTCCGAAGCTGGCGACACGTGTCGCCAGGTCCAATCCCTGCACCAGGGAGAACTGCGGCGCACCAGCGATGCGCTCCACCGGCTACTGCTACGGGCACAGCCGGTCGCTGGGGTTGATCGAAAGGAAGGCCGAGCCATCGACGTCCAGGGACTGAGGAACTACGTCCGCGCACACCTGGACGTCGACGATGAGGAACTGCCTGACACGATCCTCAACACCTACCTGCAGGACGCTTTCACGCGGACGATGGCGCTCGACAATCGTTGGCCGCGCAACGAGAACACCTGGCAGTTGTCGAAGAGTGACGGGGCACTGTCGGCCACCATCCCGGCTGATCTGGATGCCCCGTCGATCATCTCGCTGATCTCCGCCGATAACCGGCGGCTGATCTACATGTCCTACGAGAACGTCGAAGACAGCTTCTACGTCGGTGACCCGGCGAGCGTCGGTGTCCCCGTGTACTGGACGGCGTGGCAGGGACAGCTGTGGTTCATGCCCAGCCCCGGTTCGAGCGGAGTGTTCAGCTTCAACGTCCGTGGCTATCGTCAGCCGGTGTGGTCCGACGGGGCCTCGTCGATCCCGGACATCGACGCCCGGCTGCATCCGGCGCTGTGCTACTACGCGATGGGTCTGTCCTACGCTGCCCAGGAGGACGAGGTTCTCGAAGGCGTCTACATGGCCCGCTGGGAACGGGACTGCCGCGGTCTGATGCAGGCCATCTTGCAGCCACCACGGCACCGTCCGTTGGTGATGGGCGGTGGTGGCAGCATGGGTGGCTACCCGGCCTACGTGATCAACCCGCCTGCATCGAGCGGCTGATGGTCAACCGCCTCGAACCGCTCAACCTGGTCAGCTACGTCGGTGGGCTCAATCTCAGGGCTGACCAATTCCAGCTGGCAGACGACGAGTCGCCGGACATGCTCAACGTCGACATCGACCCCCGCGGTGGCTTCTACACCCGCCGTGGCTGGCGGCGGTGGAACGAGACCCCGATCGTCGACCTCGATGCCCGCCCGTCGCAGCCCGACTTCCAGCCGCGCAACGCCTTCCTCCACGTCCACGCCAACGATGGACAGTGGGTCTACGTCGTCGAGAACCACCTGCTCTACTCGGCCGACGAGACCGCGCTGTTCACCCGCATCATCGGACCGAACTGCCAGGCGGTCGGACACCAGGCGGACTTCGGTGCGTGGGCCGACGACCTGTACGTCAGCTGCGGCATCAGCCAGCCCTCCTACCGTCTCCGCCAGCCCTCGGTCGGAGCACCGACGGTCACGGCGTTGACGCCAGAGACGTGGTCGGAGGTTGACGCCCCGACGTTGGGGACGACGCCTCGTGCCGAGCACATCGAGGCCCACGCCGGGTACATGTTCGTGGCTGGGACCACCGAGGGCGGCGTCGCTCACCCGTCCCGCCTACGCTGGTCGCACCCCGGCGTGCCCGATGCCTGGCGGCAGAGCGACTTCATCGACATCGACGCCGGGGGCGGGCGGATCACCGCCCTGGCCTCGTTCAACGATCACCTGTTGATCTTCAAGTCGAACACGATGTGGGCGCTGTACGGCTACGACTCGACGACCTGGCAGCTGGTGCGTGTCTCCGCCCTGATCGGATGTCAGGGTCCGCACTCGATCGGCAAGTCGGAGACGGCGTGCTACTTCTACTCGGCCTCGTCGCACGGTGGGATCTACGGCTACGGCGGGCAGACCCCAGTGTCGATCTCGGAGAACCTGCGCCCGGCGTTCGAGAACCTGATCAACTTCGAGAACGTCTTCGTCTCCTGGGCGGGGCGCAGGCTGTGGGTCACGGTGCCGTGGCGCAAAGATGTCGGCCCGACGGTGCTGCCTTCCTCGGTGTTCGTCTACGACCCGGAGGTCGGCCAGGGGGCGTGGGTCATGTACCGCTCCGACTACGGCACCCCGGCCCCGGTGCTCGACGGCTCCGACGTGCAGGCCAAGTACCCGTTGGCCACGCTGTGGTCGGAGAGCATGGCTGGGCTGGTGACGCTCGACGTCATCCTCGATGCCTACGATGACGTTGCTAGTAACCCAGTGCTCGGCACCGTGGGCGGCAGCGTGATCACCACGGTGAGTGGACTGGCTATCAGTGTGACCGGTCCACTCGCTGTCGGTCAGCCGTTCGAGGCTTACTACCGCACCCGCTGGCTGCATGCCGGGTGGCCGGATCGCAAGAAGTCCTGGCGGCGACCGACGTTCATCTGCCGGGGGGTCGACGTCGACACCCAGCTGATCGTCGAGACCTACCGTGACTACGACGAGACCCACATCCGTCGCAGCCGAACGCTGATGTTGCAGACCAACGGCAATGCTTTCTGGCGGGAACTCGGCTTCGCTGACCCGTTGAGTTCCAACGGCTTCGACTGGGAAGAAGCCGGGGAAGATGATCCCCGGGGAGCCGACTGGGGTGCAGCGACGACCGGCTCGAAGATGGTCCGTGCGGGCAGCCTCGGGCTGGCTCGCTCCGTGCAGCTGCGAGTCCAGTCTTCGGCGGTGACCCAGCGCAACCGGTGGGGCGTCGACGGCATCGTCGCCAAGTTCGTCATGAGGAGATTTCGCTGATGCCCCTGGACCTGCAGTACGACATTGTCAACGACACCCCGGCGTCAGCCGGTCCGGTGGAGGCGAACTTCAACCGCGTCGAGCAGTACATCAACCAGGAGTTGATCGCCCGCGACGGACATGTGGCGATGACCGGGCAGCTGCGACTCGTCGGCACCCCGGTGGCCGACCTCGATGCTGCGCCGAAGAACTACGTCGACGCCGTGCTCCCCGTGGGGATCGTCATGTCCTACGGCGGGGGAGCGGTACCCCCGGGGGGCAAGTGGCTGCTGTGCAACGGTGCCTCCTACGCCTCGGCCGACTACCCGGAACTGTTCGCCGTGATCAGCACCACCTTCGGAGGCACCGCAGGCAACTTCAACGTCCCCAACCTGGGTGCCAAGATGGCCCTCGGAGCCGACGCCAGCCACGCCGTCGGCTCCACTGGCGGCACCGCTGACTCGGTCGGTGTTGGTCCACACACCCACGCCATCGACCACACCCATGCTGTGGCAACGTCGAGCAACGTCAGTGCCGATCACACCCACAGCACTCCCGCTCACTCGCACAAGGTCGCCAGCCACGCCCACGCGATGGGTGACCACACCCACAACGCCGCCGGGGCAGCGACGACGACGTTCTTCAACATCACTCCTGGTGCTGGGTCGCTCGGGAAAGGGGTGGCCGCCGGTACAGAGCAGTGGGACCACTTCCGCTCCACTGCAGGGATGGCCGCGGCCACGAACACTGGTGGTGCCAGCCCAGACACCGACATCTCCGGCGGCAGCACTTCCGGTGGGATCAGTGCCAACCACACTCACACCGTGAGCGTCCCTGCCCTGGCGCAGCAGAGCGGTGGGCCCAGCGTGGTGGCGACGAATGGGAACCTGCCGCCGTACGTCGGCCTCACACAAATCATTCGAGCTAAGTAGCGATGGCGCTCGACGGCTACGGAGTCCCCGATGCTGGGGCCTACACCCAGCAGGCAGCCGACCTCGGCTACCGCTACAACACCGATCGTTCGACCAACGCCTATGGTCGGTTCCTCTCCCAGCAGCGCGGCAGCCGATCGCTGACCGATCTCAGCCAGGGCTTTAACCGTGGCCTGCCGGACTACAAAGCATCGTTCGCCCACCGTGGCCTGCAGGGCCCCGGGGTCACATCCGGGGTCATGCAGCGCTCGATGGGTGACTACCTCGGGGACTACGCCCAGCAGTACGGACGACTGCAGCAGGACTCTCAGCAGGAAGCGCAGAATTACGATCTGCAAGGAGCACAGATGGACGCCTACTACAACAACAGCCTCGCGGCGTTGGAACAGCAGAAGCAGCAAGACATCGCTAACGCCGCGCTGGCGATCGAAGCGATGCGTCCGTTCCTTGGCGGTGTCTAGTGGCTCCACCTTTCGCCGTGCTTGATCTTGGAGATCTGCTGTTGGCTGACGCCGTAGTCGACAGCGATCTCGCGCTGCAACCGATGGTCGGCGCGGATGGCGTCGACCTGGATGATGGTCAGCCTGGCGCGAGGGTTGTGCTCTCCGTTCTGTGGGGCACCGCGGCCCTTGACTCCGCGGTCGATGTTGTTGTCACCTTTCGTTCCGAGGAACAGGTGCTCGGGGTTGATGCAGGGAGGGTTGTCGCAGTGATGCAGCACGAACAGTCCGGCCGGGATTTCGCCGTGAGCTTCGATCCAGGCGAGGCGATGGGTCATCCACCGTCTGCCCTTGACCCGGCGGCGTCCGTATCCGAACCTCTCTCGGTGCCCCACCCACTCGATGCACGGTGTGTCCATGCCGAGTACCATACCCTGGGAGGGGTGTAATGCCGATCCTCGATGAATCGAAACGGCCTTCTGGGGCGCGCGGGGCACCAAGTGTTTACTCGCAGCCGTACCAGTACGGCTACGTGCCCAACGGGTCGTCGACGCCAGTGCTCACCCCAGCTGGGCAGATCGCTCGGCAGTACACCAGCAACCGCAACGGCGCACCGTCGGGCGTGGAGATCGCCGCAGCCTGGCGCGGACTCAATGGTGGCGTCGGAGCGAACCCGTCGAGCGCGGCACTGAACAGCTTGAAGAACGCTTCTCTCGGCAGCGGATCAGGTGGCAGGGGTGGAGGCGGCGGCGGCGGTGCGGCTGGCCTCACCCAGGAACAGATGGACTGGATGGCTCAGTTGTTGAAGGCCGGGAGACCGAAGCCCGTCGCCGCCCAGAACTTGGATCTGCCCGACTACCAGGGGATGCCCATGCGGGCCTTCGACCCGAGCATGTACGACCAGTTGGCGGCCAGCTTCGGGCAGGCCGTCAACCAGGACCGGTCGTCGATCGACACGGCGTACAACAACGCTGATGCCTACTTGAAGAACAACTACAAGAATGCCTTCGCCGGTGGACCGCCGCCGTCCCCACAGCAGGGCATGA